CAAACGCTAAATTAGCCTTAGAAGAAGCGTTCACCCCAAAACTACAATCAATGATTTCTGCAAAATTAGCTGAAGAAGCTGATGAGGAAGAGATGGATGAAGATTTAGATTCAACAGATTTAGGTTCAGGCGATAACGCAGAACCAAATGATGGTGCATCTGATTCATCTGATATCGAAAACGATGATGAATTGACTGAAGAAGAAGGTGAAGAGCACAACGAAGAAGAAGAAGTTAAAGAAGAAGAAGAAGAAATGAAATCTGAAGAAGAGGACATGGAAGAATCTGAAGAAGAAGCTACTGATGAAACTTATGAATCTGAAGAAGAAGTATCTGAAGAAGATATGGAAGATGAAGAAGAAGAAGATGATTTAGATTTAGAATCTGTAATCGCTGAATTAGAAGCTGAAATGGCTGAAGAAGAGGACATGGAAGAATCTGAAGAAGAAGCTACTGATGAAACTTATGAATCTGAAGAAGAAGCTGTTGCTGAAGAAGATGACATGGATGAAGAAGAAGAAATCGACTTAGACGAAGTTATTAAAACTTTGAAAGAGATGGAAGAATCTGATGACATGGAAGAATCTGAAGAAGAAGCAAACGAAGAAGAAGAAGTAGAAGAAAATGATGAGTTAGAAGAAGCTTACTTAACAATTGAAAGTTTACAAAAAACTATCAATGAAGTTAATTTACTTAACGCTAAGTTACTTTACACTAACAAATTATTCAGAACTTTTGACTTAAACGAAAACCAAAAGGTAAAAGTTTTAGAAAACTTCGATAGAACTTCATCAGTAAGAGAAGTGAAATTAGTATTCTCAACTTTAGCAGAAAACTTAAACGTTGCTAAAAAGAAAAGAACTGTTGTAAAAGAAGGATATGCCTCAAAAGCAACAAAGAGTTCTGCACCGAAGAAAATAATTTCTGAGGGTAACGATATGGCCGCTAGATGGAAAAAACTAGCAGGTTTAAAATAATTAATAAGATTAATAACGGAGAAAAAAAATGGATTTAAAAAACATTTTAAATGAAGGTTCTTCTCACACCGCAAGACTATCTGAAGCTACAAGAGCTTTAGCTGGTAAGTGGGAAAAAACCGGTCTTTTAGAAGGTATTGACAACGAAGTTGAAAAAGCTGGTGTTGCAACACTTTTAGAAAACCAAGCAAGACAATTAGTAAAAGAGGCTTCTTCTACTGGTACTTCTGCAAATTCAGAAGAGTGGGCTGGTGTAGCTCTACCATTGGTAAGAAGAATTTTTAGTGAAATCGTAGCAAAGGATTTCGTATCTGTACAACCAATGAACTTACCATCAGGTCTAGTATTTTATCTAGATTTCAAATATGGTACAGGTCAAGCTGGATTTGCAACAGGTAGTGGTAAAGATTCACAAGCTGATTCTGTATTTGGTATTACTGATACATCAAATGACCCATCAGGTGGTTTATATGGTGCTGGTAGATTCGGATACTCTATCAACGATAACACATCTGCTACTCAAACATTAGGAGATGCAGCTGCATCTAATGTATTCTTAACATCATCTGTATCTTTAGCAGACGTGAACTATGATACTCAATTTACTGCATCTAATGGTGCTGCTATTGTAGCAGGTACTATATGTAAAGTTGCTGTACCAAAAGCTTCTATCGCTGGATATGATGACAAAGGAATCAGAGGATTTAGAATTGAAGGTTCTGAGATTACAGATAACTACCCACAATTTACTGTAGAGAGTGGTGATGATATCGTATTCGTAGTAAAAACTTCAGGATTCAACGCAAGTGGTGATGCTGATGAAGTTGTGGTAAAATATCACAAACAACCAACTGATATTTCAAGAGGTGACTTCGAAGCAACAGGAACTCAATTAACTTCTAACCCAGAAGCTGATATCGATATTCCTGAATTGAATGTTGAAATGAAGAGTTTACCAATTGTTGCTAAGACACGTAAGTTGAAAGCACAATGGACTCCTGAATTCGCACAAGATTTAAATGCATATCACTCAATTGATGCTGAAGCTGAATTAACTTCAATGTTATCTGAGTATATCTCTCAAGAAATTGATTTTGAGATTTTAGATATGTTAATCTCTGGTGCTAAATCAACAGGTTACTGGTCTGCACAAGTAGGTAGAGAGTGGAATGGTTCTGCATTCGCTGATTATTCATCAGTAGGTGCTAGTGCTTCTGCATTCAACCAAGGTGCTTGGTTCCAGACTTTAGGAACTGTAGTTGCAGGTGTATCTAATAAGATTCACCAAAAAACATTAAGAGGTGGAGCTAACTTTATGGTAGTATCTCCTGATGTTGCAACAATCATTGAATCTATCCCAGGATATGCTAGTACAGCAGATAATGGTGATGCTCAGTTCGCATTTGGTGTAACTAAGATTGGTTCATTGAACAGCAGATTCCAAGTATATAAGAATCCTTATATGAAAGAGAACGTAATCCTAATGGGATATAGAGGAACACAATTCCTTGAAACTGGAGCAGTTTATTCTCCATACATTCCATTGATTATGACTCCACTAGTATATGACCCGAAAAACTTCACTCCAAGAAAAGGTGTAATGACACGTTACGCTAAGAAAATGTTAAGAGGTGAGTTCTACGGAAAAGTATATGTAGATGGATTACACAAAATTCAGTAATTAATTACTAAGTTTTAAACATTAAATTAAGGGGAGAGAAATCTCCCCTTTTTTTATGCCTATGTGATATTTATATTAAAGAAATTATGAAAGGGTATTATATGGCAGAGAACATAAAAAAGAATCCACCAAAGGGTAATGTACGATTTTCCATATCGTTATCAGAGGAACAGAAGTTAGCAAAATCTGAAATTTTAAGACATCCATTTAATTTTGTAGTAGGTAAAGCGGGTAGTGGTAAAACTCTACTAGCAGTACAAATAGCATTAGATATGTTTTTCAAAAGAAAGGTTAATAAGATTGTAATAACAAGACCAACTGTATCAAATGAAGATAATGGGTTCTTACCAGGTTCATTAGAAGAAAAGATGGAACCTTGGTTAGTACCAATTCGTTCTAATATGAGAAAGGTTTACAACAAACCAAACATATTACAAAAGATGGAATCTGATGAATCTATCGAATTGGTTTCTTTATCCCATTTCAGAGGAAGAACTTTTGATAATTCAATAGTTATAGTAGATGAGTTTCAGAATTTGACTAAACAACAGCTATTAATGGTATTAGGTAGAGTAGGAAAAGGTTCTATTATGATACTATGTGGTGATAAGCAGCAGATTGATTTGAAATTCAATAATGATTCGGCAGTGCATGAAGTTCCTAAGTTAAAAGGTTCACAATATGTTTATGATATTGTATTAAAAGATAATCATAGACATGAGTCTTTAGATGAAATTTTAACATTACTAACCGATTACTAATTAATTGTATATTTATCTATAGTTAACTAAAAAACAGTGGGAGAATTCAAGTGCCAGATTATACAGGTTCATTTAGTGGAAGTTTTGAAGGTAATGGTAGTAACTTAACAAATATAAGTTATCCAACTCTTACTAATAAACCAGTCACCATATCTACATTTCAAGGAAACTCTATATTAGCTAATAGTGCATTTAGAGATAACTTTGTATCTAATGTAAAAGATAGATTAGATGTGGAAAGTGTTATTAGCTCATCAGCTCAGATAACAATAACAGAATCACAGATATCAGACTTAAAACACCAAACAATTCCAAACGGAACTATCAGTAGTAGTACACAGATTACAAACTTAGGATTTGGACAAGTTGATACTTCTGATATTGATGGTGGTAGTTTTTAAAATACAGATATTTATTATTAAATAGAGGAATAGGGTTTGGCTCAAAAAATACAATTAAAAAGAAGTAGTACTCAATCAAGTGTACCATCTGTTAATGATTTATCATTAGGGGAGTTGGCAGTAAATACATTTGATGGTAAGTTGTTTTTTAAAAAAGATGCTAGTGGTACTGCATCTATAGAACATATAGTAACTACTAATACCCAAATCACAGGTTCAGTAAATTTAACTGGAGCATTAACATCATCATTATCTCTAATTACAAACCCATCACCTTCAGGTGATTTATTTACTGTTAGAGTAAATGGAGTAGATAAGTTTAACATAAATTCAGAGGGTACGTTGGTGATAAAGCCATCAAATATATTACCAACTGGCGCTAGCGGTTCATTGGCTGTTAGTGGAAGTAATTTTTTTATATATTTATAGAAAGAGTATTAATAATTCTATATACTTATATAGACAAACATTTTAACAAATAAAAGAGGAAATAAAATGGCAGAATGGAAAAAAGTAATTGTCTCCGGGTCGGTAGCATCACTCGCCGCAGTATCTGCATCAACAGGTATTGATGTAGATGGTAGAGTAGCAGCAACCGCATTCTATGGAGATGGTTCAAACATTACAGGAATTAGTGGAACATCAGATAATAACTTCACTACAGTCCTAAAAAACAAATTAGACGGTATTGAAGCAAGTGCTAATGTAACAGATACGGCAAACGTAACTGCTGCTGGTGCATTAATGGATTCAGAATTAACATCTATTGCTAATG